ATTTTATCCCTTTTTAGCTTGGACATTTTTCCGTTCCTTTATTTTATAGAAGAATTATATCTTGTGGAAGTTATGAAGTCAACAACTATTTTTCATACCTGTCATTAAAACCCGCTTGAAGAGGTTTCAAATGAATAAAGAGCATATCGGAGTGCATCAGCCATGTGCGATGCTCTATTGTGTTTCGGCTTTTCTTTTATAAGATTCGGATTTGGGTCCCATTGATATTGGTCAAGAGAAGCGATAGTCTCTAAGCATCTCTGGTCTACAATCAGTTTATCATTGTCCACAACTCCTGCTACATGAGCGATACCGTCAAGTACCGATTTTTTTGCATTAATAGTACTAATATCGTACTGTTGTGCGAAGTCATATCTAGTCTGCTGTGCTGCAGCATCAATATAAATGTAATCAATATCCCACTTTTGAATCATACGCTGAATTTCGAGAGCGTGTTGCTCTGTAGTCTTCTCTGCGTCAAAGTACTCATCTAGCAGATAGTATTTTTCTTCGTTCCAATCATACCCAATAACACAGAATGCTGTAGGGTCTCGATAACCAACGTCAAGACCTGCAAATACGTCCATTTCACGAGTTTCAATATCTTCGAGATTTGCAATACAATTTTCGTAGTCAAAGTTCCAGACACGGCCTTCATAAGTATTAAAGTCTGCTTCATATTCTTGTCTAAACTCTGCGTCAGACATAGATTTACGAGCTTCAGCTATATCGTCCTCTGTCATGCGAGGATTATCTTTATATGTTGCTTTAATACACGCCCACTCAGGAAAGTCCTCGCTCTGCCCGCGATCAAAAAACTCCGCGAACCAATTATTACGTCCACGAGGAGTTGAAATAAAAATGGCTTTGGAACCAGGTTTATCAAGTGTTGGACGAAGTGCCACATTGAAGGCATCTCGTCCGTCCGCAAGTGCAGCTTCGTCAAATATAATTAAGTCATAAGAGCGGCCAACACAAGAGTCCACCTGATTCACAGAGCCCATTCGAATCGTGCTACCATTATGCATCTCAATAACTTTGTCTTTGGCGTTATCACGTTTAACTTCTAAATCAAAGTGCTTGATTAACTGCCTTTGCAAATCGAAAGAGATTTGAGACAGCGAGTAATTAGGAGACATGATAAGAATGTTGGAGCCGGGAACTAAAGAGACTAGCTGCCCGATAATATTTGCAATATACGTTTTACCTTGGCGACGAGAGACTGCCGCACATACGAAACGGTACTTAGGGTTATTGATAGCATTGATAATTGCCATCTGAGATGGGAGTGCGTCAACTCCTAGCAAATTCAGGTATTCAGCTGGGTCGAGTTTTAGAAACCGACTATCTTTAGGATAATCTGCTAGGTAGTCTCCGATAATATCGGCTCGGCTTATTTGTAGGGCCATATAAAAGTTTCCGTATTGCCTGAGTTTAAAATTCCAAAGTCTACAAAATGTTTTTGTAGTTTATACTTTAATACTTTTTCAGAAGCATATGCTAAAGTACCTGAGCTAAATTCTAGTAGAGATAGCAATGTCGGCTTTTCTCCGAATTCATACTTTCGTTTATTCCAGTTTAAAGTAACTCCTATCTTGTATAAGTCCAGGCTTTCAAAATATACTAAATATAAGTAGGTTGGTTTATCTTGAATGTTTGCATAAGAAGAACAATTCGGACATCCAGAAATTACTTTTATATTATCTGGAGTAGTTTCCCACTTGTACCCGCAAGTCTTATGCATATGCAAAATAGGGGTTTTGGAAGTGGCATAAGGCTCTAAGGCTTCATAGTCTGTACTACGCAAGGATTCGACATACTCACCGGCTTTTAATAATGAGCTAGCTGCTAACCTGCTTTTATTACTGGTTAAGCCTAACTTTCTTGCCTTATCCCTGACTGCCCGATTTGTTCTATCTAACTTTGTAGAACAGTACTCCGCTCCTTTTTCTGGGTAATATGTACGTAAGAAAGCAGTGTCGCTCTCTGTCCAAAATCTTCTCATTCTTCCTCCTAATAGGAAAGAGGCGCCTTGATTAGGCAAGGACAAGGGTAGCTACTCCCTTTCGCCTCTATTATGCTTACTTCTTTTTCTTCACATTAGCTGTCTTATTTGAAGAGCCATTTATGTGTTCTGATAGTTGTTATTTTTTAAAAGCATCGGCTCCAAAGAAGGCTGATACTAGTACTGCGATTGATGCAAAGTAAGTAGGAGCGATATCTGCAATCAACTGAGCTGCGGTGTCCATTCCTAAAAGCGAAGTAATCGCAATACCTACTGGATATACTAACAATCCTGCCAAGGAGAACCATGCCATCTTGCGAATTGCATCACGCTGAGCGTCTTTATCTTCTAATTCTTTACGCTTGAATTCAAGATACATTTTATGCTCTTCATCTGTTACGACCCCGTCGCCGTTAGTGTCTGCGGGATGAAAATCGCTCATTTCTTAGATCCTTTCTTTTTCTTGCCTTTTGCCGCTTTAAAAGCTGCCAAAGTAGGAGCACCCTTACTTCCGGGCTTTCTCATTCGCTCTTTTGAGCCTGCTTTGATGCGCTTACGCTTTGCATGAATATTCGCCCAAAGGCCACGAGGTTTAGTAATTTTTTTACGAGCCATTGTCTACTCCCTTTAGTATGCTTTGCAATGCTTCACCATACTCTACCATTTAATTTTATTGGCCCACCATGCTGCTGACATCTTACCTTTGGCGATATTTTTCGCATGACGTGCTTTAAATGCTCTTCGACGAGCAGCATACGCTTTACTTTCTCCCCGTTTTTTAGGAGAACCACTTACGCCCTGCTGACCAAATCGAATTGTCTTAACTTTTTTACCTACTTTAGCTACTACAATATGTGACTTTTTAGGGTGTCCTGGAGTACGCTTTGGCTTATTGTATCCGCTTACTCCCGCTCTCTTTAAACGAGAATCAGTCTTCCGCTTCTTCGTCCCAGTTTTCTTCCTCGGCATCTTCGATCTCCTCGACTACCTCTTCCACTTTTGTAGCGTGGTAGATTCCTGCGGCCTTTTCAGCTTCTTCTTTTGTAGTAAAACTTTTACGAAGTCCTTTATTATCTTCGTAAATCCAACGGGCTCTGCGTTTAAAAATCATTTTAAAGTCCTAATAGTGTCTGTAGTACAAGCGCTACTACTGCTGTGGTTATTATCCATATCAAGCGCGTGCCGGTACCTACAGTCTGATCAAGTACTCGAATCCTTTTCCACGCTTCGTCTATATCTTCTTCGATATCTTCGAATCGTTTTTCAGATTGATGACGATGCGCTTCCAAGCCTATCAGCTTTTCTTCTGCTCTGGCAAGGGCCACTACAGTGTCGGAAAGCTTATCAATCTTTGACTCTATTCGGTCTAGACGATTTTTATCATTCGTAATATGCTGGGTTAGTAAGTCTTTTAAGTCGTTATCCGTTTCCATCTTCTTTTAAGAGTTTCTGCATCAACTTTCCGTAGTTGCCTTGGCCGAAAGGAAGTGCTTCATTAATCTGAACATTTGTTTGATTCTTGATGCTACTACTTTCTGCCTTTAAGAGATCTGCCTGTGCCTTGATCTCATCCATACGCATTTTGTGCGCCATCTGTAACAGGTCTGCTAGATCTTTATTAGAGTACATACCTGATTCTTGGGCTTCTTCAAGTTTTGATGCAATCATCTCATCAATGAGACTTGCGATATTGTTTTTGTTTCGATATCCACTGTCTAGATAAACAGTATCAATGTAACGTTTAACCTCACGCTTATTTAAAGTCTCTACTACTTTATGTTCTGGCACGCCTGTATACTCACATACGGCACGAATGTTGCCGAATTGTAAGTAACAGTTAGCTATGTCTAAACCCTCTGGGCTAATAGTAGATACTTCTTTACTCATTTTATATTTCCGTTACACTTTACAGTTATTCACAATCAAAGTATACAATTTCGTAGGTCAACTGTCAAGAATTATTTTTAATTTGCTAGAGGGTTGTCGAGTGCCGTCTGAATCTTTTTATTCAATCGGTCTTCTAAGGCATCTATTGCTAGCTGCGTATCTGACTGTAGGCTTTCTCGTTTGGTGTCAAAGCGTTCTGAAGCTCTGTCGACCATCTCTTTGACTCTATCATCATTTTTCCGCTGCTGATCTTCAATACGGTCAATATTCTTTTCCATACGGTTGAAGTCGTCTCGAAGATCATTTTTGATGGAACGAGAATAGTCTAAGGCTTCATCGAGCTTAATCTCGATTTGCTTATTACGATTCTCAATTTCAGTAGTATCAATGTTTTGTACTACTTCTCGCATATCCATATAGTCTTTGTAAAACTCAAACCCCGCCCAAGCAGTGCCGCCAAGCCCTGATAAAGCAGTAAGAACTGCAAAGGCAATTCCGCCACTAAACTCCATGCCTGCAAACTCAAAAGAGAACTGGGTTTCTTTTGGCTCTCTACGGTCTTCCGAAACTCTGCGATCTTCTCCGCTGAAAGGTAGGTCTTCGACTCGCCGGTCTTTTCCGCTGCGGCGCTCGATAATCGCTGCGATCTCTTCGCCGCTAAGTCCTAATTCTTCGTAAAATTGTCTGCCTTTATAGTCCTCATCTGTAATGTTATCATCCATCTTAATTCTCAAATTCCAAGTTACGGCCACGAGCTTTCATAAGCTCAATTCGTAACTGCTGCACCTCTAAGCGACGTGCCTCTAGCTCTAACTTATATAACTGGCTACAGTCTATTCGTTCTTTTGGCGCTCCAATCGGAATAGTAATTTTTGCATATACTCCAACATCTTTGCCGCGATTCATCTCCCCTAAGTTTATAGTAGGGTCTTCTTCTTTTATGATTCCTACTACTCCGAATTCTACATTTGTAGACGAGCCGATCGCATTTTGACAGTCTAGGTTTCCTGCACGGAATTTATCTGATTGATAGTTTGAGCCAGATGAAGGCAAGCTTAAGTTAAGCGCACTTGACTGCCCATAAGCAACACCGCTAAGCAATGTAAGTATCAATAGATAGTATTTCATCGTGTCTTCGAGCAAATAGTAGAAGAAACTGCACTCAATTTCTGAATACCTTTCAGTATCTTAGATCTTGTGCAGATATACACTGCCCGTCCTATTTGTTCTTTTTGTATATACACTCTTAGCTCGCGAGCCTCTAAATAAGGTACTCTTAATAATCTATCGCTAGCTGCAAAGGGTACCTTTTGCCAATCGTTGTCATATATTCCAACAGCAAAAAACTGAACATCTTGCCGCCTATTGAAGAGAGTGACCTTTGTAGAGAGTACTTCAGGATTTAAAGTCTCGCTCCAAGAAGGATAAGTTGGAGTAAGTTCGTGGGCAGAAACCCATGAACTTAACAATAGTAAAATTACAACGCGACGCACTCTGCCTCCACAACTGCACTATAATTGCCAGAAGGGAAAGACTTGTCATATCCGTAGGTAGCTGTAGAGCTTACCTTGAACCAAGTACTACCTGCAATAGATAGGTCAGTTTCATATACGTTATTGTATTCTACTTTGTTTGTATCATAAGCCGACATAGCAGCATCGCCAACTTCTCCGACAGAAACACTGCCAGTCCAGTTTACAACATCTGTAAGGCTTGGGGAGGTTGAGAAAGAATTTGGGTAAGTAATACGAGCTTTATAGTAGTTTGCATTAATTACATCGTATCGGATAATAGCTTCGACCCCGCCATCAGCAGCCGTAGTGCTGAGCTTGTTAGGGGTAGGGTTTCCATACACGCCAACGGTATCTGTAGTAATTACACATTTAGACTCTATAGTGCCGTAAATTGGTACGCCTTCTGCGACCGCATTCATGCTACATAGAGCCAACAAGGCTACTAGTTTTTTCATTTTACTTCTCCGATTTATATTGAGATTCAACCATCTCATTGTGCAGAATTTGCTGCGCTAATCCATTTCGCGCCCCTGAATTATTATCAGGCAATTGTGCACTTAGGTAGGAGGCATCCTCCAAGTACGTACCTCCCGGTATATTATTTAGTTCATAGTTTACAATCTGGGCATTCATAGATAATAAAGCTTCTGCCTGTGCGACTGCTTCTGCTGTCATTAGTGCTACACTAACAACCTGTAGGGCGACTTCTAGACGCTCTTTTTTCTTTTCTTTTGACCGCTTCTTACTGTCGGCTTCTTCTTGTTCGTCGTCCTTATAAGTTATGGGCTTATTCGGATCTTCTTCAATATACTCTATCACTGTAGTAGCTATAGTAAAATCTGTATTTATATACCTTGGACATTCAGGATTGGATTGAGGGTCAAAACAGGGGTCATACTGATAGTTATATATTATATTCGCGTCTTTTACCTCGCCTTGACCCTCAATCGCAATTTCTCCATTCCCCCAATACTCAATAGGAATACTGGAAGTTGGCACAAACTTATTTAGTGTATTACTTGGAAGCCCTGACCAATCATCAGTGCTTCGAAAAATATACCCGGTACTCAATGCATTTTTATTCTGCACTGTGACAAGCATGGGATCTTCTGTATTTTTTACAGTAGTATATCGGTAGACTACTCCTGTTACTTCTAGTCCTGCTTGCTGTGGTAATACATTTGTCATTACCCACTGGTAACCAGTGGATGCCGCGTTATTTGTACTGCCGTAGACAATATCAGAGCAGTAAGAGTACGAGGAGGCTAGCAACGCTAGCGCCACCAAGAAGTGTCTTAGTACCATTGCTCATACCTTCTTCTTTTTGGGGGCTATTCTCAACGTCCAGCTCCCAAGCATCTTTTGCTGCTTTTCCAATCATACCATCATACGGGCAAGGTGTTCCAGCCATCATCATCGCATCAAAGACTCGTTTATCTTGACACATTACTGAAATTGCTGCAACTTTCATGCCCATATCGTACAAAGTTTTCGCATTCTTTAATTTTTCGCAGTTCATGTCTCTTACCGTTGAACCTGCGGAAATACCTAAAATTTGAGTCTGCACTGCACCCGCTACACCGACTGTACACAAATCATTACTGTAATTGTTGATAGTTGGTGTAATTGCTGAAGGTGGTGGCGACTTAAGTGTAGTTGTTGTATTTGAGTCGACAGTACTCCGAGTAGTGCTATCTGTATAGATAGTATCTTCTACTTGTGCTACTGCAAGACTGGATACCAACAACAACGATAATATTGCTTTTTTCATTGTGAAATCTCCAGTTGTTTTACGTATTTTCTCAAAAATACTCTACAATGTCAAGGTATAAATTTCTCACCTATAGTACTGGTGGAGTCGGCCACGCTATATCGTCCAAACTGCGCTCTGCCCCTGTTAAATTATTTGGGACATCTCTCAAATCTTGTCGATAATTTCTAAAAGCTGTTACCTGTTCTGCTGTCAATGGTGCGTCAGGCACCTGAGTCCAGTCTGTTGCAAATAGTCTTCCATCTCGACTTGTTCTCATATGGTCCATAAATTTATCCTGTTGGAAAGTCCACGCGGCATTTTCCCATATATAAAACTCGTTAGGCTGTGCGGGCATATCTACAAAAGAAGCCCCGTTCCATCTTTTTCTGGACGGCTTAATACCGTAAAATTCCTCCGGCCAAATCTTTATTAGCCTATCATTTACTATTGAGCCATCTGTAAAAGCTGTAGTGTCGGAAGGCGCTATAACCCCGTGAATGGTTCCGTCTGCTATATTTATCATAGCGTATTTAATTATCATTTTATCCTCCAATTATTAGTGTGTTTGATGAAACATCGGAAAAAGTTTGTCTAATTCTGCTAAATTGAGTGCCTCCAAAAGTTATATTTGAGTATATTAAGTCTTGTACTACTGTGTAGGTATTTGAAGTATCTACTTGACATACCTCTGCATATAGCTGAACTTCTGCGTAATAACTCTGATTCGGAGGAGAATAGAATCCAGCCCTAAAAGATCTTCCAGACAGAATTCGCTGTATCTGTATGTAAGCGCCTGCCTCTGTAAACTCTGCGCCCCTAGAAATTACTCCTCTCAGTCGACAAGAGAGAAAATTAGACGAAAATTGAAGCCTAAAGTTCCCTGTGCCATTATTATTTGCATCTAATATCTCTTCTTGTACCTCTAGCCCATATCCCGTAGAAAATGCATTGGATTGAGTACCCGACTGATTAGTGGGTAGAAAGGATATCCACTCAAACTCTACTCCATCACAATTTTCGTCTGCCGCAAATCTAAAATAGCTGTAGTCTGCAGGATCTAACGAAGCGAAAAATCTTAAGATAGTAGTAGGTGTATTCTTAGGGCGCACAAATACAATTACACTACTAGATGCATTAGTAGTATAAGGCACATCTATAGTACCATATACGGCTTCCTCATAGTATCCATTATTTGAATAAGTGCCTCCATTTGCGATAAAAGATCCGCTGTCATGGTAGCTGTAAGAGATTCTACCATACTCAGTACTATCTATAACTAGAGCGCCTGAAGTATTGTATGTTTTTAGTCCATATGCCATTTTAACTCCTTAGTATTAGCAGGTCGACCCAAATCTCAGGCCAGTAAGTTGTATCTACGTAGCCTGTTAGTCTTCGAAGCCTTATAGTAGTTGCATCCACTTCTTCAATGGCCACTTCGTCTAAAGTTATAGGAGGCTCTCCTGCAGTATTTGTTAAGGAAAGCCTAATTGCAGATATGTAATCACTAGGAACTGTTATATTCGCGCTATACTCTTGTTGGTACAAAATTTTTATATTCTCTAGTAAGCTATCTATAATAGTTAGCTTGTCTGTAACTGATAAGTAGGTTTCTCCATTAGGCCCGTATACTTCTAGGCCATACCCATCTCCCGAAGGGGGAGTAATTACCGTACCTTCTTTATTTGTTAATAAGTTAATGTAAGAAGTTGTAGTTGCTCCGTCGTCATCAGTTACTACAACCTTGAACTCTAGTACTCCATTTTCGTTGGGGGAAGTAAAAGTTCTAGAAGCAATTGAACTTGCTGCTGGTAGCTCAGCGGTATAAGTAGTTGCAGATAAGCTAACTGAAGTACCAGATTCCTGTGTTATATCAATGCTGTTAATAGTGCCATCTGTATCTGTTTCTGTAGATGCAGTAATAGTCACAGTTTGTGCCCCTATTGTAGGGCTAGGGCTTACAATGAAACTGTTTAATATCGGAGCAGCGTTTGCAGTTCGAGTAATTGTAATAGGGTTACTAGAGATGTAGTTTGTATCATACCAAGTAGTATTGTCACCCCCAGTAGATATACCTCTTTTTATCTGTACGGTGTATTCTAGACTTTCCCCATCTGCGGGACAAGTTACAGTAATATTACCGCTTCCTAGAGACCCTGCTACGGTTTCTGCACTACTAATAACACGTATAGTTTCGTTAGAGCCTACTCCAGTAAACGAGAGTATTTTAGTGTCGGTATTAGAGCCTACAGATATATTTGTTTCTGCAATGCTAACAGTTTTGTCTGGCTCTAAATAAGGTACAAGATATGAGCTATTTACAGTGTATGCCGTAGAGTTAAAGTCTCGACCGTCTCTACGAGCTTTAATATTTAGTTCAGACCCACGGGTTACATCTATATTTGTCGCATTATCGTAGCTGAAGTTTACTCCATCTATTGCGATCTTTATAGTTCCCCCGGCCCCTCCACTTGCATTTACATTTATAGTCGTATCTGGAGAAGCGTCAGTTCCTAAAGTAACTGTTGCAGCATTTGGGGCAATTAAAGGTAGTTGATACCCCGTTACAGTCGCCACTTCGGAAGCTACATTATTAACTCTGAAATAGCCTCCGAAAGTATAAGTTCGTCCACGAATTAGCGTAGTAAAGTCGTGAGTGTTAGAGTTTGGATCAGTAAATGCTCCGAGATTAGAGCCATCATTGTATGTAAATACCCATTCAGCTCCTGTAGGTGCTC